AATACTCATAAGGAACAGTTGTACTTCTACAACGAGGGTGCATTGGCGGATAATTTTCTCCTTCCATTGCATTTTCCGTCTTGAACACCTCACCATTAAGACTAGCACAAGTATGACTTGTTCGACTATCCAATACCGCTAAAAACTCATATTTAACAACTCCAGAATCTTTATACCCCATAAGCGTTGCTTGGTTTTGTATATGAGCAGTTTCAGTTCTTACTAACCTTTCAGCATTTTTATAACTTGTATCAAACTTTTTAGCTATATTTTGCGACATAGTTCTATAGTTAATACCTTTATTCAGCCCAACAATCACTTCATTCTTTATCGCTTTCGCTAAATTATCAATGTTACTCCATATTCTACTTGAATAATTAGCCCCACTCCATTCTTGCTCCAGTGCCATTTTTATTGTACTACTACTAATTACACCTTTTTTAAAATTCAAATCCTCAACAAATGATGTATAAGTATCTTCGTAAACATCAGCCAATGTATCTGTCACTTTACCTTTTATTTTCTCCCCTGCCTGTATAAGTTCATAGTCAACACCTGCTTTTAAACTGTCCAGTCGACTGATACGGCTTCTATATGCCAAGGTTTCAAGTTCAACTGACATTTTTCTAAACTCAACAGGATTACTTTTTTTCAACTTTTCAATTTCCTCTACATATTTTCCTATATTGTATCGCCATTCTTTATACTCAGTACCACGAAGCAGGTTATTCGCTTGAATCTTATCAACACCTAGTTTTGTCACTTCTTGTTGATATTTAGCGTATAATTGGGCTATTTTATTCTCTATTCCTTTTTTACTCTCACTAAGTATTTTTACATATTCTTTGTATGCTTCTGTACCTTTGTTAAATGATAACTCTTCTCGTGCAAGTTGCCTTTTTTCCCAATATTCTTTATTCTTGTTTTTCATCTATTTTTTCCTGTTCATTTTTTAATCCTTTATATTCCAACGGTTGTTCAATTTGATTTTCTTTTTCGATCTTTTTCAATTCCGCTTCAGTATCTTCAATAAAAGGTAATAAGGATATTAAACTTTCTTGTGATACAACATTTTGTAAATTTGTTATTACAGTTGAAAGTTCAACCAAATTTTCAGGAGTATTTCTTGTAAATATTTTTTGAATATCTAACGGTTTCAATGATAACCCAAAATAATCAAAAATTAACTCTAGCCTTTCATTTAATGCTTTTTTAAAGTACATTTCTTTTTGTGCAGTTAGTTGTTCAAGTGCTAACAATTTATACCCTAATGCCACGCCCGAACTATTTCCAGCAAAATTTTCATCTTGCATATCAGGAATAAAAGAAAATTTATGAATATCCTGGTTCAGTCTATTTTTATTATTTTGAGAATATGTGTCGTTTATATTTTTTACTAACCAGTTAGCTTCTCCATTTTCTCCTAATAACATCACTTTGTTTTTCTTCAAACTCTCTATATCTTCTTCATCAGTTCCTTGCATATTTGTCAATACTAGGATTGCGTCTGTAAAATCCTTCATATCGTCTAATGAAGTTGATACCGCTTCATTATATCCATCAATCAGTGTTATTACTTTTTCAAAATCCCCAAGTTTCCTTTTATTGTTTATAAATTCAATAATTGGTACTTTGTTAAATCCGTGTAATCTAGTTTCGCCTTGCCCCTGTGGAGTTAGTATAATCCCTTCATAATCCATAACAGAAGTAAATGTATTGACAGTTACAGTTTTATCATCGTAAATCTCCAAAATATAATCATACTCATTATTTTCGTTTTTTTCTTTATTCCACCGAATCGCATATTTAATATTTTTGTCTATCGTATTATCTCTAATAACAAAAACATCTCGAGGATCCAATGTTTTAAAATTTATCGTATTATCTATATTTTTATACCATAACTCATACGACCGCCCAAAAATCGAACAGTTTTCAGCATGCTCATAATTACACTGCTGTTCTTCCTCCGTTGCTAAATATTTTCCAACCATCTCGTACTCATTAGCCAAATTATCTTCCAACAACTTATAATTAATATTTTTCCCAATAAAATAAGCTGTTGCTATCGTAGTTATATACCCTGGAAAATTGTGGATAAGTTTACTATCTGGTTTCTCCTTCAACCTATTAGGTTTTTCCAATATTTTATGTCTACCAACATAATAATCTTCCAGTTTTTGTAGTCTCGCTAAATCATTTACTAAAAAATCCCACAATGCTTTCTCCAATATTTTTAATTCCATCATCTCACCCCCAATATATTTTTATTAATTGTCTTCATCCGATTATTTCTCATATAATCCTCAAGTGCATATCTCATGGCATCCATTAAATGATTAAAGTCATCTATCGGTTTATTTACTGCTTTTCCAAATTTATCTTTATCCCAAGCATAATTAGATATCTCTGTTAAAAAATTTACACACCTTGGATGGATAAAAATTTTAAAATCTTGAATAAATTGTATTCCAGCATTTATACTATCTTTACCTTTTTTAGATGCTTTTATCCTAGTCAATCCCAAGCTTCTTAAATGTCCTATACTCTTTGGTTCTGCACTATCTGCAACTATTATTTCTTTTCTAAATCCAAGCTTTTCTATATTGTTGTAAATAGCTGTATTTTGCATTCCTTTTTGATATATTTCGTCAAAAACATAAATTTCTTTCTGCTCCATGTCCAATATCCCACAAAAAAAAGCAGCAGGGTCATTCGTATATCCAAAATCTAACCCAAATACTGCTTTTGCTTTTTGCCTTTTATTTAAAATCTCTCTCCAATCAAATTCCAATTCTCTCCAATTTTCATAGACAAGTCCATCAGTTACTCCCCATTCGCCTAAGCCGGCAACTTGATAACGCCTAGGATTATTCTTTTTCATATCTTCAAATAGCTTTTTATCAGATTCATCAAGCCACTCATTACATAGGTAATTAGTTGTAAGAGCTAAAATATTTTTATCTTTTCTATCAAAAAATCTAGCTTTAAGCCAGTGCCTTTCATTCCAAGGATTGAAGCTAATGATTATTTGTTTAAATAATGGTTCTTCAACTATACCTCTTATACTCTCATCTAGCATATTAAACGCTACTTCATCTGTCAACTCATATGCTTCCTCTACCCAACAAAAACATAATTGTCCAACAGAAACTGAAATTGATGTGATTTTTAATGGATCATCAAAACCTCTAAATAAAATCTTTTGCCCTGTTGGTTTATATGTTATTTCAAGTGGACTTTCTTTTAACTCCCAATAGTCTTGAACCTGTAATCTATGTATTGCCCATTTTAAATCTGAATAGCAACTATCTTTCAAAGTCCTGTATACCTTGCGTACAACAAGAGTATTTGCATTCCTGTATTTCATCATATTGTAGACTATCCACAATGCCGTTGTCTTACTTTTCTTACTTGCTCTTGATCCTTTTACAACCTTGTACCTTCCCTTGAAGTTCCAAAAATCTCTGTATCCTTTTCCAACCAGTTCCGGCAGATTCACTTTTCTACTCTTCAAGTTCGCTCTCACCTACAATCATAACAGGCACAACTCCTTCAACTTCAACTTTATCTGTAAACAATCTATATCGTTTACCAAGCAATTCCGCTGCTTTTAACCTATCTCTTAAATCTACATTTTTAATTATTTTTTCTGTTGCTGATTTTCCAAATCCTCCCACTACTACTTCTTCAGTTACTTCTCCTCTTAGAGTTGCAGTTAAGAACTCCAGTATCTCTTCAGCTTTAGCTATTCTATTATTCGCATGTTCTTCCATTATCTTTTTTATATATTTAGAAACATTAGTATTTTTTAGTAATTTATCAGCATTTACACCTGCATACTTTTCTTTATACCCAGCCTTTATTGCGGATTCAGTAGCATTTCCACTAGCTACATAAAACTCACAAAAATACTTCTGCCTTGCATTTAATTTCAATGCTACCTCCTCCTTTTTGTAACAAAAAAAGACAGCTTTTAAACTGTCTTGTCCTTATATAAATCAAGGATCCAATAACAAGTACTCAACTCATACTCTTTCATCTTGACATATTATAACATATTAAAAATTATATACAATATCAAAAAAGTATCATTTTTCAATTTAATATATTTTTTATTACATCATCTGAAAATATAACTAGTTGTAACTGTCTAATCATTTTATTTTTATATCTCTTTGCAGTTATAACGCTTATATCTAATTTTTCAGATATATGCTCAAATGTTAATTCATCAAAATACTTCATTTCTATTATATCGTAATATTTATTATTTTTAATAGTGTCTAATGCTCTTTCGACCATATTAACAACGTTTTCAATTCTTACGATTTCTTCCTGTAATTTTTCAATCCTATTTTCAACCTTTTCTAATTCTGATAGATATATTTTACTAGACTGCACATTAACTCCAGTTTCTCTTTTTTGAATTGATATACCCTCTTTTTTCAAATCCTCTATAAGCATATTTTTGGAATCAATAGCACCTTTCAGTAATGCTAATTCAGATAATAATTTTTCTGTCTTTTGAAATGGCGTTAGTTGTTTCTCGGTTTTTATTTCCCTGTCAGTTTTCATTCTTTCTATTATTTTATCTGCTATTCTGTCTATATCTTTTTCGTTCATTTTCTCTTCCTTTCCATTTTTTGTAATCAAAAAGACCAAACAAATTGGTCTTTTTAATAATTAATTTTATTTTTTTTAATATGTTCTTCCCACATTTTTTCTAAAACTTCAGAAGTAAGTTTTTCTTCTCTTACTACATTAGGTAATCCTAAAATTATATATTCATTATATTTAGATACCTCAGTATACCCATAATTTTTAACCATTTTTTTTATCCATTTATCATTTGTTATCATCATTTGTTTACTTTCCACCAAATTAATAAATAATATGTCAAAAAAATTATTTTTATCAATTTTTTCATTCTTATTAAATATTTTTTTATAAACCATATCTAGATAAATTTCTAAAGTTACTTTTATCATAAAATTAGATTGATTTTTTATCTCTGATTTTTGAATATTTGTTATCAATTCTTCTTTTAACTTTTCTTTTTTAGATTTTAATTTTTGTTTTATTCGTCTATCAATTTCTTCTGTTCCGCTATAAAATAATAAGATTTCTTTTATTATTTTTTCTAAATATTCATTTACAAATTTTTTATCTTCTTCCAAAGTTTTTATATTTCTATATTTTAATAAGTCTTCAAATTTTCTTTCAAAAGTTTTTTCAGAAACAAAAATATCTTTGAATATTATTCCTATTTGTACACAGAAATATATTATACATTTCATTTCATATTCTTTTTTTTCTTTTTTATAAAATTTCTCGTTTTCAACCTTTTTTATATTTTTTAATTCATAAAGAGTCATATCCATTCCTTTTATTTCTGTTTTAATAATAGAAATTCTTGAAAAATTTTTGCATAAAAAATTTATAATGTTTCTCGTTTTTTCATTAGCTTTTAATTCTAATAATGTATACATAGAAATTGAAAATTTCCATCCTCTTTCTTTTGAATAATTTAGCATTTCTTTTAATTTAAGTATATTATATTTGCAATCTATAAATACATTCGTATCTAAAAATAGGTATTTTTCTTTCATAACTCCTCCTAAAACAGTACTTTTACATATTATACACTATTTCTAAGAAAAAATAAATAAAAATATTAAATTACATAAAACCTTTTTCATACTTCACATAAAACTCAAGAAAAAACAAATATTTTAGTTTTATCACAGTTAATATTTAAATGCCATTGTCCAAAATTTTTAATTATTTACCATTTTCAAATGCTCTAAAATGCCCTTTATATATTTTCTTCAATTCCTTAACTTCTTCATCTGTTTTTATTTCAAAAGGCTCTATATTTAACTCTTTCAGTTTTGACATTAATTTGTTTCTACCACCACCAACTCCATGATCTACTCCTATATGCCACTCTGATGATAACGGCAAATAACTGTTTCCTATCCCTTTGTCATATTTGTAGCCTCCTAATGCTCCAGCACTTTTTGAAATATGTGCTAATTGTGCATTTGGCTTTCCTGTAATAACACATATTTTCTTTTTTAACATCCAGTACACCCAGTTCCTGTTTTCCTGTTGCCTGTATAGTTCGTGAATTTCTTGCCACATATCAATATCATTCTGTAAAAAATAGTCAAACAGAAAATTAGTAAATGCCACAGCTTCGGCATTACTCATTAATTTAAGTGCCAAGCTAAAAGTATCATTTAGTTTGATGAATAGCAACTGAATCTCATCAGTTACAAAATCCATTAAATCATTTGTGATTATATTGATTTTACTTTCTTTCGTGTAATTCTTGTCAATTATATCTCCAATTCTGTCTTTCAGCTTGCTTTCCATGTTTCTGAAAGGCTCATATCCCTTTATATTCTTGCCACTATGCCTGATATAAAGTTTTTTCAAGTCCTCCTTTGCCTTATACAAAAAATAGTCAGAAATGGCAGGCTTTTGCTTGCTAGTCTGCCAATTTATGTCTACACCTTTCAGATGATAGGCGTAGCAGTCTATAAACCAGTAAATTAGTTTTTGGTTTTCCCTGCTCATTCTCTTAGACATCCAAGTTCCCTTTCCGCCAGGCATGTCTAAAATTCATATATCCTACAAACCTTTTCTTTTTAGTTTCCTCATTTGGCTCGTATTCCTTGTCTGAATTTTGAATTTTTTGACGACTTTTAACTATGTTGTTAATTGAATATCCGTCATATATCTTTGCCGCCTGATCCTGCGTTATTATCCCGTCCTCAACCAATATTAAGCACATAACATATGTGTCAGGATTTTCAGCATTCCGTGTTTCTGGATATTCTTCTAAAATACTTCTAACTCTATTTTTCGCTAATCTTTTACCCATTATTCCTCCTAATTGAATAAATCACTAATTTCATATCTGTATCTTGTTCTTTTCTTTTGTTGAGATAACTGCTTTCCCAGTTGTCTTGCTTCATCTATGCTGATACTTTTTTTATTCGTCATTTTGTAAAATTCATCAAAATTATGAATATCTATTGCATACGTCTCTGACAAATCCCTAAAGTTTAATATCATATATGCTTTTACATTATTTTTCTTTGCCTCAAGCCGTAAATTGTACAAAAACGTCTGCTGTTCATCAACTGTGTTCTTTATATTTGCGAATGGCATTGATTTACCTAAAAAGGATTTTAACTCAGCAAGGACAAGCAAGCCGTTCTTGAAAAGTAAAAAATCACACAAGTTTTTATTTTTGAATCTGACCATCTGTCCATTTACAGTTCCTGTTGTTCCATCCTTGAATCTATGTAAAAATATTTCATCTGTATTAACGCTATTCTTAAAGTCGTTTTCAAATTTTTTCCCTGCATTTATTGCCATTACTCAGTTACCTCTGCTTCCTGAACGGTTGTAAGTGTTGCTCCGTATATACCGTCTCTCCCTTTTTTTATAACTGTTATTTTCCCACTGTCAATCAATTCTCTCACTATTTCTGTACATTCAGTTGGATGTATTTTTGTACCAGACTGCACCTCTTTTGACCTATAGTAATATGGCTCATTCTTTTTCACAAATTCAAAAACCTTGTTCTCCTTTTTTGCTTTTTCTTTTTTCTCACGGCTATATTTCTTACTTTCCGCAACGCTAAATGATTTCGCTGGAGAATTTATTGACCGTTCCCCTTTTTCTTCGCCCACGGTTTTCTGTGTTGCTTTAGTGACTTTATATTCAATCTTGTATGTTCCATATTGCCCTTTTTCAATTCTTTCAACTGTACGATTGATTTTAAATTTAATCATTCTTATGATTTTTTCAAGCATTTCAGTTTTAAAGATTTTAGTGTTGTCAATTAAGCCTTTAATAACATTTTTAACCAACTTTACTTTGTTGATTTGTAAAGCTACAACAAAACAATCGGCTATTTCTTCAATTAGATTTTGTTCGTCCTTGTAAAATGTTTTTCTGTAATTTCTATATGCTGTTTGCAGCTCTTCAATTTCTTCATAAAGTTTCAGCAGTTGTGGCTCTGCTCCGAAAGATCTTTTTATTTTTACAAGTTTTTCTCTATCCTCTTGATTCAGTAATAATTCCTTTGGGTTTTCTCCAAACAATTTTTCTGAATTTATTTTTTTGATGATATTTCTTGAAATTTCATCAAGTTTATTCATATCATCAATATCTGTAATTTCAAGCATTTCATTCAATCTTGTGCAATATTCAGATTCTGTTACATTTTCCCTTTGTGAATCCGTTAAAAAGTTGTTGTATATAATTCCTGAAATTTTATCATTTGCAAATTCAATATTTAATTTTAAATCACTTCTTTTAAAAACAAACTGAACTTTCTTATCTTCCACGTTCTTTTTAATTAATTTCGCATTTTCTAAATTGTATGCTCCTTTACAGCTATTTATCATATAGTCTACTACATTGTTTCCTAACATTTTATTTCCTCCTGATTTTATATACTTTGTTTATTTTCTCCATTTATCTCATCCAAATAAGCAATTTCTTGTATTTCCACATTTTTTATTCTCCTAATATAGTTCCTCAAAATCTTTTTTATGCAAATCTCTTCTTCTGCTCTCCCAATCAAAAACGTACGCTTTACAC